CCTCGCCCTCCTTGGTCTGGGTGACCACGTTGATCGCCGCCGCGGCGGTGCCGCCGACCCGGAGCGCGACACCGGACAGGGTGCCGTCGGGGACCGGGAGCGACAGGTAGTCGGGGTTGTCGAAGACCTCGTTGGTGGACATGTCAGGCTCCCTTCACCGTGAGGTCGCGACCCCACGCGCTTCGCGTGCGACGGGTGGTCTCCTTGGCCTCCTGGCCGCCGGCGGAGGCACCGAAGCCGAAGACCTGGCCCCCGGTGTCGTTGTTCCGCTCCTTGACCTTCGTCTCGGCCTCGGTGACCCGGGTCTTGAAGGCGTCCTCGTCGAGGGCACCCTCCTTGACCGGGAGGTCGGCCATCAGGCCAGCGACCTGCAGGTCATCGAAGGTGACGTCCGACTCGGTGATGAGCGCGGCGGCGCGCTCGCGGCGGACGCGGAGTGCCTCCGCCTCCTTGAGGGCGGCGTTCTCCTGCTGGAGCGCGTCCACCCGACCGGCCTTCTCGACGAGAGAGCTGTGCTCGGCCTCGTCGATCTGGATGTTGCCCATGGTGACCTCCTGGTCAGCCTCGGTGGTGGGGTTACTGCTGTCCGGCCGGGTGACCGGGACGTTCTTCTCGGTGGCGTTGTTGTCGACCGGCACGTAGGAGGTCACGACGCGGACCTCGTGCCACTCACCGGTGAGCTCGACCGAGCCGTTGTCGGCCTGGGTGTAGGTCTGGCCGTAGATGCCGGAGGAGTCGGCGTCCTCGACCTCGAACCAGACGGTCGTCTCGTCGAAGTCGCGGACCCACACGTAGGTCTTGTCGCCGCCGTAGGTGTCGCGCAGCACGTTCTGCAGCGCCTCGCGGGTGTCGTTCACGGTCGCCTCGGACACTCCGTGCTGGAGCGCCGCGGCGTTGACCAGCGACGGACGGGCGGCCTCGAGGAGGACCATGCCGCCGCGGCCGGCGTGCGTGACGAAGTCGACGGAGTCGACGTGCGCGAGGCCCTCGATGATCGGGCCGGTGCGGCCTTCGGCCTCTCCGACGGTGATGTCGGTCGCGGACCCGGAGATCGACACGCCGATGTAGGGGGCCAGTGCCTCGATCAGCTCGGCGTGCGGGCCCATCAGGTCTGCTGGCGCGGTGAGGCGCTGCCCGTCCCAGGAGGCGTCCTCGACGAGGACCGCGGCGATCTTCTCGACGTCACGCTCGGGCCGGTCGGTGCGCTCGGACTCTGAGGCGTGGTTGAGGTACATGTGCGTGCCGGCGGGGATGACCTTGTCGGTGGCTGCCCGTTCGAGGACGTCGGCGGAGTAGTAGCCGGAGGAGCCCCATCCGGGGGTGATGATCTGGACGTTGCGTCGCACTGCGCCCGATGTGCCCGGGCTGGTGGCCTCGAGGAGCCGCCCGTGCTCGGTGATCGGCTTCGGCCGGGACCGGGTGAGCGGTCCGGCCGCGTCCTCACGGAGCGCGAGGCGGCGGTGCTGGGACATGGTCAGACCTCCCGGTCACGGGTAGCGTTCGGTGGGTGGATTCCGGTGAGTGCGAGCACGACTGGCAGCTGGTCGAGGCGAACTTGACCGCGAAGGGCTCAGACCGGGCGATGGAGTGCTCGAAGTGCCCGGCCGTGCAGTACCAACCGGCTCAGGCGGCGCTGCGAGACGACCGACCGCCCCTGTAGGCCGCCGGCGCCGGCGACACGGTGTACGAGTCCCGCCAGCCGGGGTTCTCCCGCTTCACCGACCACGCCGACATCGGGAAGTCCCCCGCGGCGTACGCCGCATGCCGAGTCGGCCCCAGGACCTGCTTCTGCTCAGCCGCCGAGAGCGCATCGAACCGGGCCTGGGCGTCCGGGAGCCGCGAGGGCGGCTCCGGGATGTTGATCCCCAGCGACGCCCACGACCTGGGGGTCGGCATCCGGGTGCAGCGGCCGCACTGGTGGTCCAGCGGCCCGTCCTGCGACAGCGGCCACGTGGTGCCGTTCATCGCCCAACACGATGCACACGTGCGCGTGGAGAGCTCCGAGACCCACGTCCAGCCGGCGAGGACGTCGGCGTGCTGGCTCATACCCAGCGCGGCGCCGCCCCGATAGGCGTCCAGGGTCTCGGTGCGGGAGATCGTCAACGCCCGGGTGAGGCCCAGCTGCCCGTTGAACCGGCCCTCAGCACGGGCCACCATCCGCCGTGCGGTGACCTTCGGGTTCGACCCGGCCGCGATACCGCGGATGAGCTCGCGGCGTACGACGTCGTAGGTGTCGCCAGCCAGAGGCCGCAGACTCGAGGTGATCTGCTCTGTCGAGCGGCGCACCATCACCGCGATGTCCCGCTCGGAGACCCGCGACCATGCGTCGAGTGCGACCAGGTCCTGGCCGGGTGGCAGCTGGGAGTCGATGACGGAGGCCTGCGCGGCGCCAGCCGTGGTGATGACGCCGCGCAGATCGCCCGTGATCAGCACCCCCGCGTCCCGGGCGAGTCCCTCCAGCTTCGTGGCCACGATCTGCAGCGCGTTGTGCAGCCGGATCGACCGCATCAGCTGGCTCGTGGTGATCTTCTCCCCAGCGACGAGCTGCTCGAGCAGCGCCGCGGTGAGGTCCGGCGCGATCTCGTCCCAGGCGTCGGCCCAGGCGGCGACGAGTGCGCGCGTGTGGGAGTTGGTGACCTTCTCGATCGCGGCCCGCAGCTCCTGCTGGAGCCGCATCGTCCTAGCAGTGACGGCCATCGGGATCGACGTCGATGCTCCGGTTTCCGCACTCCTGGCACCAGGTGCGGACATGCATGGTCAGCCGTGGCCCGACTCGCACTGCGAGCCAGGCGCGGATCCCGCTCGACAGCAGGCAGCGAGGGCACCAGTGGCCGTGATCGTGGCCGAGGAGCTCGGTGACGACCGAGACCGTGACGCTGGGCATCAGTTCACCTGCGCCGCATCGCCGCCGGCACGGAACTGGTCGACCGCGACCTGCCCGGCCGTCGTGGTCGGCGAGATCCAGTTCCCGTCCTCGTCGGTGTGGTCCTCGATGACCTGCGCGATCGTCTCCGGCTCCAACCCGAACGCCTGCGCCAGCAGCTTGAAGATCTCGACCTTCGGCAGCGTCTCGGTGGTGTCGGCCTCCACGATCGCGGTCACCAGCTCAGCCAGCGGAGTGGAGTCGAACTCCGGCCAGTCGACGTGCACAGTCCGCTCATCGCCGGTCGGGAGAGTCACAACGAGCCGGTTGCCGTCCTTCGCGACGCTGCCACGCAGCGGGCCGCGGGGGGCGATCACGGCCTGGTCGATCACGTAACCGGCGACATCGCGGAACAGCTCCTCGTGCACGGCCTGCCGCAGCCCGAACGTCAGCTCGGTCGGCTGGTCGAGGGTCTCCGCGGTCGCCCGGGCACCGGTGATGCCCGGGTCACCCAGCAGCATCGTCAGGGGCACCTCGAGTGCGGCGGCGACCATCGTCGCCAGCGGCCGGTGAGACTCCGAGGAGATCTGGGCGCCGGACTTCGAGACCATCGACAGGGTGGTGTTCGGGTCGGTCGCAGCCCACTGTCCGGCACCAGCTCCCGGGGGAGCGGCGGGGTGATCGGCACGTGTCGCGGCGTCACGAAGAGCCTGGGCGGCGTCCCGTGCGGCCTTGCTGTTGCGGCCGGTGACCTGCCCGAGGATGCGGGTCAAGGCCCGCATGTAGGCGGCGAGGTCCTCGAGGAACTCCTTGTCCATCCGCGCCCACGGCAACGCCGGCAGCACGTCACCGAGGCCACGCCAGTCCTCGTCGGGGCAGTTCACGGTGACGGGCCGCATCGGGGCATCCCACCGGATCTCCCCGGACTGCGGGCCGCTGCCGTAACTGGCGGGCCGCGACGGAGGGTAGAACCCGAGCGCCGGGTAGTAGGTGATCTGGTGCACGGTCGACCGGGCGCCGGTGTTCGGGTCGATCTTCACCGCGTCCCAGACCCGCTTGTAGAACCACACCTGCGCGGCGTCCTCGGGGTCGCAGATCCGGTCGACGACCTCGTGCGACGGGATCCTGCGCACCCACACGCGGCCGGTCACCCGGTCGGTGGGCAGCGCCCAGAACGCTTCGCCACCGGTCGCGAGCTTCCGCTCGTACCGGCTCTGCGCCTCGCTTGAAGTGAACTCGCGGCGGTTCGACGGCTCGTCCCAGAACGCACGCCACACGGCGTTCACGTCCTGGCCCTTCTTGCCGTCGTCGCGGATGGTGACGTCGACGCCCTGGCCCCAGATGTAGGCGGTGCGGAGCCCGACGCCCTTCTTGATCAGCGCGTTCCCGGTGGCCGAGAGGTCGGCGAGCGCGGCGATCCGACGTCGGCCCTGCTGAGTGAACCGGGTCGACTCCTCACCGAGGCGGCGCCAGCCGACGTCGTCGCGGTAGAGGGCTTCGAGGTCGGCGTAGGACTCCTCGAGCAGGGTCCGCATCTCGCGTTCAGCCCACAGCTCGCGCTGTGTCTCGGCGAGCTCGGGGGAGGTGCCGGCCTCTTCGACGGTGTCAGTCATGCCGGGTCACCGCCTCACGTCAGGATGTCGCCCTCGTCG